TATACGGATTTAGTGAAATCCTTGCTTTAATCCGATCCAAAGTTCCATATTCTGTCAATCGGCGCTGGATTGTTTGGCACTACACCAATAAGAATGTGCCATCTCTAAACTTCTGGCAACGCTCGCACGAAAGTATCCTTGTTTTATGGAAATCAGACAAGGTCTTCCACAGGGATGATATTAGGGAGGCATACACGGAAGGATTCCTAAATGGTGCTGCAGGAAAAGAGCGCAAGGCAACAAAAGGTCGTTTCTCAAAAGGTGATAAGAGTACAACGTATACCGCCCACGCAAATGGAGCATTGCCGAGAGATGTCATCAAGGTCGCTGCTCTTGCTGGCGGTGCAGGTATGAATGAGCGAGTCAATCACCCTACACAGAAACCGTTGACACTATGCGATAAATTAATTCGTTCTTGTAAGCAATCTGCCACAGATGGATATGTTCTTGTCCCATTTGCAGGATCTGGAAGTGAATGTTTGGCAGCAAAAAAATTGGGATTGCCCTTTGTAGGCATTGAATTAAATCCAGAGTATGTTACTCTGATTCATCAGAGGCTTGAAGAGAAGACGCAAACTGAAGAAGTTGTTCCTCCGTCTGAATCTCTGTCAGCGAATCCTTAACATCCGAATAATTAAACCACATCCCCTCAGAACTCTCTCCTGCCTTATTCCCCTGATTTGTAATTTTTTTCTCAGAAATCAGGCGACTGCATGTCTTTCTATCCATGCCCCAAAACATAACACGCTCGTAATCAATGCCACATAGAAGAAGCATATCCCATTTGTGCTTATCCTCTACATGTTGCCATTTATAGTCGTCTTCCCCCCAATGCCCTGATGATTTTTGCTCCACAAATATATTCTTTGTATCTACTTTTATCAAATGATCGTATCCAGTCTCCTCCTTACCCTTTCCCCTCTTCTGTAGATTCTTGAACCGAAATCGTGCATACTGTTCAAGTGTTGTTCCCATCTTTGGACCTCCACCAATCGCAATAAATTTCTTGATGCCTTCAGGCGCATTCTTCTTTTCATACCGCTGAAGCTGTGTTGGCTTCTCCTTTCCAGAAATAGACTTCCAGAAATTATCAATCTCTGTTATGGAGGACATGCTGTTTTTGGTCTTACCTACGTTCATTGCTGTTTCAAATTTTGTGAATATGCGCAGCGTTGTAGCGGTCGCGTATGTATTTATGCAAAGGGTGTTTTCTACTGTAAAGTATATATCCTTGCGTCATATAGTACATGCTATATATTATTTAGTAGTCATTTTATGATACACTAAATAATATTTAATTTTTATAGAAATATAATACAAATAACACATAATGCGTTTAGTTGGAGTAAGCCAAGCCACCCATGCCAGACATGATGCGCAGAACGTTGTAGTTCGTGGCGTACACGCGGACCGTGGACGACAGGTTGGTGCCAACAGCGTTGTTCGAGACCGTCAACAACAGGGTCGTGTTGTCGATACGCGACAAGTTGCACGTGCCCGACGGCTGGTGCTGCTCAGGCTGCAGAGCGAACGAGTACACGTTGATGCCGACAGCGGGGATGTTGGTGTGGTGCTGGAACGGCTGGACCCAGTTGAAGTAGTTGCCGTCGCGAACCTGGAAGCGGTCGTGGCCGTTGAGCTGCAACAGGGCCGTGATCGTGGGGTTCTTGCCAGCCATGCCTTCCACGCGGGTGACGGAGTAACCAGACTCCAAGACGGAGCGGTCCCACCAGTCCGAGTAGTTGAACGGCTGTTGGCCCTTCCACGGGTTGATGATCGAGTCATCGCACGACACGTATGAGTCGCGCTGGACGACCCACACCAACTCCTTGCACGGGTGGTTGAAGTTCAACTTCAACTTGTTGGCCGACGAGGTGATGGACTCACCGCCAGTGAACTGGAGGACGTCAATCAAGTACTCGTGCGACACCTGGGCGAACTTACGACGCTCATCCGTGTCCAAGTAGATGTAGTCCACGTACAACGAGGCGGCGGCCAAACCGCATTGGCCGACACGGTTGCGAATGGCGTGGGCATCCGACGAGTTCGAGTAGTCCCAGCACAAGTTGTTCAACGAGTTGAACTCCAAGTTGATGCGGACCTCGTGGTACTGCAGGGCGATGAGCGGCAGAGCCAACCCAGGGTTGCGGCAGAACCAGAACTGCAACGGGATGTACAGGGTGTACATCGGGGCGCACGACGTGATGACCTCCGAGGTCAACGGTTCGCCGCCATAGCAGTCGTTGTCGCATGACGAGCCGCCCTGGTAGAGCAAGTTCGTCAACTCGGGGACGTTGCCGACCATCTTGGCATAGCCAGCCTGCTTGCCGGCCTCCTGGGTCAGTTCGTTCCAGATGTGCATCCAGTCACCGTACTGCTTGTCGATGCGCTGGCCACCAATTTCGATTTCGACGTAGTCGATCAAGTTGTGACCGATCCAGTTCAACCAGCGGAACTGAGCGCCAGAGCCGTCCGAGGTCTGCAGAGCGACCTGGGGCAACGTGGCCTGCAAGTACATGCGGTGGATCAAGTCACCGTTACGTTGGATCGTGCACGTAACCTTCTTGCCGAAGTTCGGGGCACCGTTAAACGGGTTCTCGATGGACTCCATGGCGAAGTTGGTGTGACGACGGTAAACAACCTTAAAAACAGGAGTTACCCTTCCTTTCGGAAAATTTAGAAGCTGCGAATACACAATATCGCATTACACTCATAAGAGTGCCGTCGTACTTCAGGGATTGGACTATAACTTAAGCTCTTAGTACAATTAAGTACTTCAAGCCCACTACCATTTAGTCTCTGAACTGCATTCATGCTGACTTAAGATAATCATATGCTTTATTTAGTTTTTCTTCATCAGATAATGTTTTAGAAGTGAAATATTTTGTAGGAAGTATGGGATGATTAATAACGCTGTATCCTGCTGATTGATATTGTGCAGGTCGTGCTTTTACATAAACGATATACATTGGTAATTCAGCATGTGTTTTCTTATGCGCTTTAGATAAGGATAACTTATGTTCAAGAGTAAGTTCTTTTCCATAAAAATGATGGTTTACTCCACGTTTTGCATCGGATATTGCTAATTTAGCACTATCGGATCGTGGCTTTCCAAAATTATGGTTCTTTTCTCCTAATTTAGCGTCACGCATACGTTGTTTAGACGCATCACTATGTTTTCCTTTATCGCCACCTGTTCGGATATTATATCCATTTGGCTCCAATGTATTATATAAATCAATAAATTTTGATTCATATTCGTCTAATTTATCATTATTAATCATCAATACTATTTCAAACTTCATGTTATCTTTGCCATATTTACGTATCGCATTTTCAAGTACGATACAACTATTTGAAAGTTTACAATGTTCATTAAAACGTTTTTGATAATTACGTTCTGTTTGACCAATGTATCGTTTCCCAGATGGCGAAGTGATACAATAAATGTATCCCATTACTGTTATAAAGCATATTTATCTTAAGTAGTTTAGAACTTGGCTGCGGATTGCCCATTTCGATGTAGTATCTCATTTTTAACATTGTTACCGTACCTGAGGTATGTTCTCAGCCATCATCTCTTTTCAAAAATGACTTGGTAGTTAAAACTTTAGGGTGTTCCCGCAATTTGATAATGTTGCAATTCGTTTATAAACAAATCACTAGCGACTGTGGGCTATTCTATTTAAAGAGTAGTTGGCTCCACTAACAGACTTTATCAGATGATTATGCCAATTCTCATCTGCTGATCACTTTTCAACCCCTTTTAATATGTTGAGGTGATTTGAGGGTTGCCAGTCAGGTAAACGTCCTGGGCCCCGTAGGCTACGAGTTGCATCAATCCGCCCCCTGTCATCTGTTTCTATACCCTCTACAAACAAAATAATTTTGGGAAACGTCATTTTTTTCAAAAATTTTGATATGTCGGAAAGTTTCCAAAATACCGGAAGAAGACATTCTTAAGTGTGAAGTAATAACATATCATTCAGTAAATCGTATGCTTTACAATAATACATAACATATTTAATAAATAGTATAGACTATATTACAAGTTGTACCGGACAATTTATATAAATAAAATTTGATGAGCCCTAAAAGTAGAAGAAGGTCAGAAATGACTGAAGAGAAACCAAAATATATTCGCAAAAAATGCGAGCATGGTAGATATTCCTTTCAATGTAAAGATTGTAAGGGTGCGTCTATTTGTATTCACAATAATTACAAAAGTATTTGTAAACAATGTGATGGTAAAGGATTATGTATTCACAAACGTATCAAACAACATTGCACAGAATGCCACGGGGTCAGTATTTGTGAACATGATAAACGACGAAGTCGCTGTGTGGAATGCAAAGGAGAAAGTATGTGTTGGCATGATAAATTGAAAAGTCGGTGCGTAGAATGTGGTGGTTCAGAACTATGTGAACATCATATACGAAAAGAGTACTGTATAGATTGCGGAGGAAATCGTATTTGCAAACACAATCTTCGAAAAAGTCGATGTACCGAATGCAATGGAAATGAAATATGTATTCATCAACATAATAAATACTGTTGTGTGCAATGTCACGGCAATAACATATGCGAACACAACAAAATACGATGCCAATGCATAGATTGCGGAGGAAAACGTACATGCGAACATAAAAAACGAACCTCCACATGCATCACATGTACCCCATCCAGTGCCTGTCAAAACTGCCTCGCCATCTCCATCATCGGTTCCAAATGGAAACCCCACTGTTTCCGCTGTCACTGTGTTCTAAACCCTGACGCAAACATCCCCAGAAAATTCATGTTAAAAGAGCATTATGTTCGCGATGCCCTTCAGGCCCACTTTGGAGAAGAGCTGACCATGATTTGTAATAAGCAGGTGGAAGGTGGATGTTCGAAACGCCGGCCCGATATTTTCATTGACTGCGGGTCGCACTGTCTGATGATCGAAGTGGATGAACATCGCCATATAAATTATTCCTGTGAAGAAAAACGTATGGTGGAACTGTATGAAGACATTGGTTTTCGAAAGATTGTCTTCATACGATTTAAAGCGGCCAAAGGCCGCGGCATCCCATAGGGACATAATCCTGATGCCTATGAAACGGAGGAGGCCTACTATGATTCGCCTTTTCACTATACCGACTCGGGTGTTGTTCATTTGGATGAAGAGGAGCTGGAACGTCGTGTTGCACAGTTAATCAATTGTATTAATTTACATAAAAGCGTGGAACCTGCTGAGCAGCTCACGATAGAGTATTTATTTTATGGGTTAGTATACAAGTGCGTTTAAATACCAATCTATGTTTTTACTACGGTACTACAATGTATGCCATAAGCCCTACCTAAAACGATAGTATAACATACCAAGTAAGTGTCTATGAACGACAGCGCATTCTTTAAAGTAAAAAGTTCTAAGAGAAGCAATGCAGAAGCGCGCACAACGCTTGATGCAATTCATCATCAAAAAGTGCAGAACATGATGGAACAAAAAGACAACATTAAAGACATGAAAGATGAGTTGGATAATCTTAGAAGAAAAATCCGTGAGGCCACCACTGACATGGAAATCTGGCGTTTGGAGCGAGATGCAGAAGCGTTAGAAAAGCGAATGAAAACAATCGAGGATGGATCCGATTTGATGGACTATTATCTTCGGTCAGGCGATATTTTATACAATTACTACGATATTCAAGATCAAATCCAGAAAGGTACACAAAACTTTAGTGCAAATAAGGCCAAACCTGGTTCTATCTTGGCAATTTTGGAAGAGGTGGCCCAAGATGAAGAACAGGATGATGCATACAAGACATCGATGTTGGGATCAGCAAATAAGGGGTTGCAACGCAATCAACTTCTCAACGATTATTTGCAGTTAGAGGATCCCTCTATGGCCAGGAACACAGCCGACGAATACGATGATCCCTGGACATTGTGTGAACGGTGTGGAAATGAAATGATTATGTGTCTAAATGAAGCCAATCTGACATGTTCCAAGTGCGGACATCAGGAATTCATTTTGGTAGACAGTGATAAGCCATCCTACAAGGATCCGCCTCGCGAAGTGTCCTATTATGCCTATAAGAAGATTAATCATTTTAATGAGTGGTTAGCGCAATTCCAAGCCAAGGAAAGCACAGAAATTCCCGCCGATATTTATGATACGATTTTGGTTCAACTGAAAAAGGAGCGAATTACGAACATGTCCTCACTAAAGCCCACCAAGTTGCGCGAAATTCTGCGAAAGATGAAATGCTCCAAATATTATGAACATATTCCGCATATTATTAATCGTCTCAATGGGCAAAATGCCCCGTTTATGTCCCGCGAGGATGAAGAGAAGTTGCGACACATGTTTCGCGAGATTCAACCATCCTTTAAGAAACATTGTCCAAAAGGACGACGTAATTTTTTGTCATATGGATACGTGCTGTATAAATTCTGCGAACTGTTGGAGATGGATGAGTATTTGGCATGTTTTCCTCTTCTCAAAAATCGCGATAAACTGTATTTGCAGGATAAGACGTGGCAACGCATATGTCAAGACCAAAAATGGGCATATATACGAACGGTTTAATGCACGTATTCAAAGTATAATTTTAGTATACTAATAAAAATAAATGTAGCACTATCATTTGCTCTACATTTATTTTATATAAAATCCAACCCCTTAGAAAGATGGCCTCCCAGCTTCTCTACCAATTGGCAACGCATACAGCGGTTCCCCTTTTGTCCTCCAGTATATCTCGTCTTTACACCTATTGGTATACCCCTTCAGAAACTTCTGTACGAGCTGAAACATGCCCCACTAATGCAGAGCAAGAACTGGATGCCATTCACATGGATCGGCTGTTAAAATGGATGCATATTATTTTTGACAGTGATGCACATAGTAATGCACACAGTGCATTAACACCTGGTCAAGAATCGCACAAAGAATACAAGAAAGAACTGTATAGCATATATGTGGGGATTGTATCGGATTACAAACAATATCAGCAATGGAAACACTATAACCACACACTTTGGTTAATGTCCTCGTATCGTAAAAAAAATACAAAGGCACTCGCTAGCAAGATTCTAGGTGATATTAAATCCTTTCATGATGGATTGCAGATGTTTGCGCTTCTTTCCAAGTCCTAAAGCACATACCCTATACTATATATACTGTGATTTTCTAAAAGTGCTATGTCCTATTTATTACAGCATCTCACCTTTTTAGAACAGCGCATGCGAACCATTCGGCACCTCCCCAGTGCATTTGAGTATTATGCAGCGAAGCAGATGACGCTTTTCCATAAAATACCATTTTATGTTTATCAGGATATTTCACCTGTTCAAAAGCAACGATTTGGATTCCCTCTTCAGGATAAAGGAGTAGATTTAGCGGATGAACACTTTACGCACATCGCACAAGTGAAATATTATGGGCATGGTAAAATGATTCACTATGGAGCCCTTTCTACCTTCTTGGGTACCCCTATTCTGGTGGGCAAACGAAATCTTCCTATGACGCTGATTCGAACACGGCATTCTGTACTGCACCCAGAACTGCAAAATATTGTAGACCGACGCGATATTACCGATTTCAAACTGTGCTCGACAGAGTTTCTGGGGGAGATGCTTTAATTATGTACGCATCCATCCCATAATAGCACTACTATACGGATTTACAGTGCGTATTCCATTTCTTGCCGAGGTGTTTTGCTCGGCAACAATGACTGCCGACTGGTTGAGAACTTTAATGACAATGGCAACATGCCCTGATGTTTTATACATCCCAGCCTGTTTCCATATGAGTATGTCGCCTACATGTGGCGGTTGCTCTTCTGTATTTGCAATATAGCTGAAGGGATGCTGTAAAGATAGGATATCCATTGCGTGATACATGTAAGGAATGTAGACACGATAGGCATGCATATACCATCTTTTTACGAATTCGATCGATTGATCGCCTATTGGTTTTAGGACGCTGTGTTTATTGACATAGGTACTATCATCGTAGATAGGTATCCCGTATGGAGCATAGCCTTTGATATGGCGCATCTGATAGTAGTGGGGGAAAGGAGTGGCTCCGGCATCGCTTTGAATACCAATCGCAAAACCACGACTTAAAATACATATGTTCTATATATGTAGATGAGTTGTAAGTCTAATAGTAAAACACTATGCGGTAATATGGTATGTTCTGTATGTGCTCCTCGATCATTTGCAACGCACCCTAAATCAAAATATTGGAGTAATAAAAATGATATAGGACCTGAATATGTAATGAAATTTAGTAATAAAAAATATTTATTTGAATGTGAAGATTGTAATCATGATATTGCGATGCAGATTGGAAATATATCAAATGGACAATGGTGTGCATATTGCAATAAACACACTTTATGTGAAGATAAAAATTGCTTATTTTGTTTTCAGAAATCATTTGCATCTCACGCTATGGCATCACAGTGGTCCTCTAAAAATGAAATGACTTCACGTCAAGTAACACGCAGTTCTGAGAAAAAATGTTGGTTTGATTGTTCTACCTGTAATCATTCATTTCAAACAGTACTCTTCAGTATAAATAAAGATAGATATTGTCCTTATTGTACAAGTCAAGCGCTATGCGAAAGTGATGACTGTAAAGTATGTTTTGAAAAATCATGTGCATCACATTTTATAAAGGATGCATGGTCTCCTCTTAATGAGAAAACTCCACGACAAATGTTTTTACAATCCAATAAAAAAGCAAAATTTTGCTGTTTGGTTTGTAAACATGATTATGAAACTACCATTACACATTTTTACAATCGTAATGGATCATGCCCTTATTGTTCGAATAAATATTTATGCGATAACACATCGTGCTCGGCATGTTTTCAAAAATCGTTTGCATCCCATCCACAGATTCATTGTTGGAGCGCAAAAAATACAGTGAATCCGCGAAGTGTCTTCAAAGGGTCTGAAAAGCGCGGTACATTTGACTGTGATGTATGCCATTCGGAGTTTGAGGCAAAATTGTATAATGTTCTCACTGGGTATTGGTGCCCTTTTTGCAAGAATAAAACAGAGGCCAAAATGGCCCGTTTTCTACAGAAGATGTATCCTGAATGTAAGACACAAGAACGATTTGATTGGTGTCGATTCTCTAAAACAAATAATATTATGCCATTTGATTTTATGGTAGGAGATGTATTGATTGAACTAGATGGAGAACAACATTTTACACAGATATCGAATTGGGATACTCCTGAAAGTGTTCAGGCCAAAGATGTAGAAAAGATTCAGAAAGCAGTAAAAGAAGGATATTCAGTTATTCATTTATTGCAACGGGATGTATGGAATGATACATATGATTGGAAGAAGGTTCTCCAAGCTACGATGGAGGAATTAGAAGGTTCTCCGCCACAGTGTATTTTTTTACAAAAAGATACTTGTACTGAGTATAAGTCTCATATAATACAGTTAGGAGATTCGATTATGTTTTCTTTGAAACATCCAGAATAAAAAACTGAAGGTTTGATATTTTGGAGATTTTTGAGAAGTTCTAAAGGAGGGGGTACATCGGTGTATTTTACACCGACATGTGCTGAGTGTTATGATTTTACAAAATGGGTGATTTGTAATGTAAAACCTTACATAGGGAATCCGACCAAGCGAAAACCGATTCCGAGCCCTGCGCCCTGTCTTGATGTAACTCCGACCGAGGGCGACACTGCATCTAACACGGCAAAAACGACGGCAGCCAAGACAGCCAACGTGGCAACCTCGTCCAACGGCAACGAGCGTTTCGGGATAAAGATCGCAGCAGCGGCGATCACGAGACCTTCGATCAAATATTTAATGACGCGGTTGATGATTTCAGCGAATCCGTAACCAGACATGTTTCTATAATCAAACCTAAGAAAAAAACTCACACACGATGCACTAAATCCGAGTCTAAAGCATACATAAGATTCAACTCGTAGAGATGAGCAATAAACAAGAACCCGTAGAAGACTTTCTCGACGAAGACACCGAAATCCCTGGTCAACGATACGTCCTATTGAGCTTTCTCAGTCCGGAGAAAGTGCTCGATAAAAAGGAATTGTTCTTCTTTCAAAAGTTCCTGCATGCATATGAAGTGGATTGGAAGGTGAAGAACTTGGAGAAGTATTTGGTGGAAACCGTAAAAGGAATCAATGCGGAGTTGGACGAGAAAGTCAAGGAGCTCGAGAAAAATGACCAATTTGACAGTGCCGCGATTTGCCGTAAGAACCGCTTGCCGATTGACAACATCATGTCAAGTTACACCGACTTTGTTCAGAAGAACAAGAATGACCTGAACAAGACCAAGATTGTCGAAGCCTATGATGATTTTATGTACACGCACAAGACGAAGTTGGAAGAACAGTTTCATGTGGCAAACGATTGCCATACGACAATGCGCGGTGTCAAAGTTCGGGGTGTATACAACACTACGAAGGAGGCTGAGCTGAAGGCAAAGAAGTTGCAGAACAAGGACAAATACCATAACATCTTTATGGGCGAAGTTGGCAAGTGGACGCCGTGGGATCCGTCTCCGCATGAAGTGCAGGACCAGGATTACAACAACGATCAGCTCAACACGCTCATGAAGAAGTACAAGGAGAACGAGGACAACCGTGAGCAATTCTTTGATGAGCGTGCTAAGGGTGCCAAGGGATCTAAGCAGGTGTTTGGGGGAGCGAGTGGCGATGCTTCCGCCGCAGGTGGCCAGTTTGACAGCATGTTCGGCGGATCGGGTGATTTGGCGCATCAACGCAAAGTAGGAAACTCCATTGAGCGCGTTGCAAATGATGACAGCGATACCCGTGGCAATGTGGTTGTAATCCCCAGTGGTTCTTCGGAGGAGAAGAGCGAATAATCACACGTATAAAAAAGCCTACTTAAAATAGAAAGAGATACATATCTTTAATGGAAAATATACAATTTATCATTAAAGATTATCACGTAGACGTATTGGGGATTGGAAACATTTTAAAATGTCTGATTTCCTCATTGAGCGTCAATCCTGATACCGTAATTAAATGCGAACCATCGTACATGTATGGTGCATACGATACCATTTTGGACGATCGATTTATTTATAAACCAGAACAACCTCAAAAAAAAGAGCTTGTCAAAGTGTATACTTGTCGATTATTGATTCTTAGATCAGAAGAAGCCTTGCAAGATACGCTTCCCAATGAGGAATGGTATATGAATGGATTGGCCAATCATCGTTTTAATTCGTATCTTTCTTTGACAAAGCGTATTGATTGGAATTATGATGCTAGCAAAATTCATGAAACCGTGAAACAGCGCATCTTTCATATAATTGATCA